AACTGATCCAGCATATTCATCATCGCCTTACTCATCTCATCGTTACTGCCAGAGGTTTTAGCGCTTGCTGTACCGTCGTTTTGAAGGATGATGGTGTTATGAAATACAGGACTTCCGGCGCTCATATTTGCTGCAGCGCCAACTGGCGTCTGTCCGCCGCCCACATATCCCCCCGTCGCATAGCCCCGCATCATACGATAGAGATTTGCAACCCCCAGACGGCTGGTCGCTTCCTTGGTGAATACAAACTCCCCGCCGTGAACAATGCCTTTGGGTTCATACTTTCCGCCGTGCCCGGTGTAGCCCCCCGCGTCATATTCGCGGATGTAACCACCATTATAAGCAAGTGGCAGGTTGCTATAGCTGCCGCCGGTGATTGCCGTCCCTGCATTACCGCCACCAGAAACGCTTCCCGTTACCCATCCCATGGCTGACTGAATCGCGTAGGCCACCAGCAGACGGTCGATCACATTAACAATCATTTTCAGAATGGATGAGGTGAAGTCTTTGAAACTGGCCTTGCCGGTAGTGACCAGACTATTAAACTGGTCTGTAAGCCCGTTAAATCCGGACTGAGCCCCCTGCTGCACGGACGTGAAAACATCCGTTGCAGATTCAGCGTATTCCGCCCAGCCCTGTTTCGCACCCGCGACCCAGTTTGACCGCAGGGCGTCTTCTGCATCATACGTTTTCTGTTGCTCCTGCAGGACGCGCTGCTGGGCAGAGGGGTTAAACGCATAGGCTTCCTGCAGACGCTGCAGGGTGGCCGCCCGATCTGCCTGACGCGAGGATACGCCCTCTGCCTGGGCATCCAGAGCGGCGCGTTTTGCCGACTGCTGCTGGGCAAATTTATCCGCCTGGTCAGAAAGCGCATTAAGTCTTTGCTGGGCAACGACCTTATCGCCCAGAGCGGCCAGTTGCCGCTTGTACTCCAGCGTTTCATCCTTATGCGCCAGCAGGGATTTTTCCTGTGCAGATAACTGCCGGCTGCTGGCTGCCTGTTCGAGGACTGCGTACTGGTTTTCGGTTTGCCACAGATCTTTGCGCTGCTGGCTGATAACATCGTTAACGCTGGTATGCTGTTTTAAAACATTTAATTGTGCCTGCAGCGCCAGCAAATCCCCCTGCGCCGTATTTTCTGCACGATCACCGGCTGAAGTGGTGACCGCTTTTCCCTTCGGTTTCTTAGGATCCTTATATTTCTCTTCTATTCCTTTTTTTATCTGTGCAATCTCATCATCGCTCAATGCCTGATTAAGTCTTTTACGCTCAGCAATGTACTGATTGAGACGCTGATATTCCTGTGTTCTCTGTTGCGCTTTGGTCAAACCGGCGTCTGAGATTGACTCAAAATGTTGCTGGTTAAGCAGGGAGCTTCGCTGCAACGTCGCCTGCTTCTGTTTCTCTTCGGTGTTCCGCTGCTCCGCATGAAGCTGCTCGGTCAGTGAAGACACCATTTGACGAGCCTGATCTCTGGCCGTCTCCAAGCCCAGACGCTGCTGACCTTGTGCGCTTGTTGTTCTGAGCGCCTTATCAAGATCATAGAGTTTACCGGTCGCATCAGACAACTGAGACTGAAGTGATTGCGCACGCCCGATATCCAGCAGGCTATTCCACATGGATTTGAAGGAATTACCTACAGCATCGGCCGCGGTCTCTAGGCTCCCCATATTGCCTTTGATGTTGTCGGCCATATCTTTGAAGCCTGAAGCCGCCACTGTATTGGCATAACTTAGGGCTTCAGTGTATTTGCCCGCATCCTGCAAGGACTTAACGTAGTCCAGTTGCTGGGCAGTGACACGACCATACTGGTCAGCCATTGCCTTGAGCCCGCTCTCAGGATCAGAGGTGATTTTACCGAAAACAGCCGCTAATTTTTCAACTTCAGTGCCCGTGGCATCTGACAGCTTTGCAATCGAGGTAGCCACGTTCTGGTAATTAACGCCCAGATCTGCACCTGCAGACGCAAGAGCGTTCAGTGATGCAACGGCGCCAGTAATGGAACCGCCATTCTTTTCCATTGCCTCAGCAATGAAGAGAAGATTGTTTGCTGTCTGTCCTGCCTGATTGCCGGTCATGACCAGCGATTTATTGAACTCTCCCGCCAGGCCCTGTCCTTTGACAAAGGCATATCCCAGCAACCCGATACCAGCAGCAAGCACAGCTATCCCTGCGGTTACTGGGTTGATCGCGCCAATTAATGCACCAAATGCACCGCGGACCCCGCCAAACGAATCTTTAATCTGGCCGCCCTGCTGCAGGAGGATTAGCCAGGGGCTTTGCCCGCCTGCCAGCTGGGTGGCAATATCGGTGAACTGAGCAGGCAATGTCCGCATTGCCTGTTTATATTGTCCAATGGAAATACCCGCACGCTGTGCCGCAAGCTCCTGTTTAGAGAATGCCTGCTGAACCTGCGTCCCGGCTTTCGTCGAGTCCGCCCCTAAGCCGGTAAATTGCTTGCGGACATAACTGACCTGTTCATTAAATTTTGCGGCATCAACATCGAGGCTGACGACCAAATCACCCACTGGCTGGGCCATAGCGGACTCCTCCTGACAGACCTTCAGCAATAGTCATTAGTTGTTCATCATCGGGATCCGGCTGTTCTTCCACGACGTGAGGTTTTAGCAGACTGAAATGACCCACGTTAAGATCGGTTTCCCCGCATACCAGCGACAAAATATTGAGGTTCAGCGCGGCGAAATGTGCATCAAGCAGCGCATCTTCGAAGTAATGGGACTCGTAAAATCGGTGCCATTCCTCCAGATCGCTGGAGGACATATCAGCAAGCATGGCGCGCCAGTCAGGCCGTCTGAACTCACGCGCCAGCTTCATGACAAAGTCCATTTCACGGGTTAGCGCTTTTCCGCTGTTTCCCCTTGGCTGTCGGACACTTCGGATTCAGGGGCATCCTGTCCGGTAGTCTGAGTATTTGCCATCATTCCCGACAGCACTTTGACCTGGGTATCCGCTTTCCCGATGGCCTCGACCGGCCATGTGCTCATCACCTGTTGCTGAAGTTCTTGAATATCCGGCTTCGGCGACTCGCTGTGCCACAGGGACATGGCGACCACCATCGCACCCGCCCGGATATTCAGTTCAACCAGTGCGGCTGACAGGATTTGTTCGTCGGACTCATCGTGGGGTAACGCTTTTTCCTGCGTGGCCAGATAATGCAACAGCTCGACGCGCTGCAGCGCCGACAACTCGTACAGCGTGGCTTTTTCCCCGTTGAACTCAAACAGTTCTGATTTTAAAAACATGCTCGCTCCGTTATGCCGCCGTGACGGTCAGTGTACAGATAGCCACTTTCTGGCCGTCATTGGTCATCACGATGATCTGTGTCGTGCCCGCTTTAAGGCCCTTCGCCGTGACGGTATTACCCGATACCGTCAACGTGGCGACGGTCGGATCGGCAGCCGCAACATTAAACGAGCTGTTTGTCGCGCCGTCCGGAAGCACCGCCACTGTGATCACCGCATTTTGTCCGACCACCACGCTGCTGGTTGACGGCGTGACGGTCACGCCAGTCACGGGTACCGCGGCGGCCTGATTGCTCTCGGCCAGCGCCGGTTTGCCCGTATTGGTGATTTTCACCGTCCGGGTGATCACCTCTTTTACCGGCACCGCTTTGCCCAGGCTGCTGATCCAGCCACGGAAGACATCAACAGCGCCATTGGGATAACGAATTTTGTATCCGCGCTTCGTGCCATCGTAAAACCAGTTAACCAGATCCTGCTGCCCGCTCTCACCGGGCTTCCAGGCTAGAGTAAACGACGTGTCCCCGGAAGATTTGGCCCCCTGCGCCGTGCCGTTCCAGTCGGCGTCGACATCATCGAGGTACGTGTCGTCGTAGGATTCCGCCGTCATTTCTCCCGGCGTCAGCTCCTTGATTTTCGCCAGCCGGGTCCAGTCCTGATCCGATAACGGATTGGCGTAGGGATCGCCGCTGCCGGTGTAAATCCAGAGTGTGGTGCCCGCGCCTTTGGTCGGTTCGAGTTGTGTGGTCATAAATTCCTCACATTAAGTAAGTCAGGGTATAACGCAGGTCAGCAGAGCCCCACGTCGACATTTCATCATCACGCTGATAGTCATAGCCTTCGGGCGTGATGTTTTCGATAAGGTCTGAAAGCGCCGGAATGTCAGCCACAACGGGGTAAATGTTTTGTTCCATCCACAGGTCGAGATCCGTGTCAGGACTCACCGCCTTAAGAAATACCTCCACGTGAAGCGTCGCCCGCCACTCATCTTCATCAAGGGTTTCCCCCGTGGGTTCAGCACCGGAGAGGTAGACGGCAACGGCGGGCAGGTCTTCAGCGGTCAGAAAACTCGGACGGCCGTCATACCAGGTGACGGAAGGATCGGTCACTGAAAGTTTCAGCGCATCCAGCA